CCAACCGTGCACCGCTTTTGCCTGTTCCACGTCACCCCCTTCGCGCGCTGCGGGCTCTACGAAAAGCCGCCGGCCGGCAAGCCCTCCTACCTCTCCAGCCTGATGACCCGATAGGCCAGCCATGACCACGATATCCGTGCGCCTCGAAGGCTTCTCCGCCCTGGCCGCCAGCCTTGGCCAGCAAGCCCGACAAATCCCGTTCGCCGCTTCGCAAGCGCTCAACACCACCGCCCGCTCCGTGCGCGAGGCCACGCTCGCCGAAATGGCCGCGCAGTTCGACCGCCCGACGCCGCTGGTTATGAAAAGCCTGTTCATATCCCCCGCCACAAAGGCCAAGCTGCAAGCCGCCGTGTACCTCAAGGATCGCGAGATCGGCGGCAAGAACATCCGTTCCATGGCCGAAATCCTCGGCCACCAGTTCGCCGGCGGCACGCGCCTGCGCAAGCGCATGGAAAACGCCTTTACCGATGCCGGCCTGATCGGTCTCGGCGAGTACCTGGTGCCCGGCCCGGATGCCAAGCTCGACCAATACGGCAACCTGTCGCGCGGCCAGACTCAGCAGATTTACGCCGCGCTGCGCCTCTTCCGCGACCCCTACCAGAATGCCACGCAAAGCGCGCGCAGCCGGCGTAACGCCAAGGCCGCCGGCCGCATTCGCTGGTCGGACGGCAAGGGCGCCAACAAGCTCCGGCGTGGTCTGTGGGCCACCGACGCGCGCGGCTTTCCCAAGCTTCTCCTGCTGGCCATCCCGACGCCGGTCTATCGTCGGCGCATCGACATGGACAAGATTGCCGCGGAGATCATGCAAAGCGATTTCGACGCCAACTTCGACGCCGCGCTCAAGCAGGCGTTGGCGACGGCAAGATGAGAGTTGCCGTTTTGTTCGCGCGGACCGATAGCGTCTACAAGCAAATCGATGGCGTTGACGTATGGGACGCGGAACGCGACGCCAGGAACTGGCCAGGAGGCTACCCGGTTGTTGCGCATCCGCCGTGTCGCGCATGGGGCAGGCTGCGCCACTTTGCGACCAGAACGCGGCCAGATGAGAAGGGTTTGGCGTTGTTTGCCGTTGATATGGTTAGATCGTTCGGTGGGGTGCTTGAGCATCCTGCGGGATCAACGTTATGGCAAGCCGCTTCCCTTCCGCGGCCAGGCTGTCGAGACGAATGCGACGGATGGACGCTCGCCGTGCCTCAAAAATGGTTTGGGCACAAGGCGGAAAAAGCATCGTGGTTTTACATCGTTGGTTGCGCTCCAGCCGACATCCCCGATATCCCCTACGTGCTCGGAGACGCAACGCACGTTGTGCAATCCAGAAAACGTCACGACCACCGCCCGCACATCAGCAAAGCCGAGCGCGAGCACACCCCGCCAGCCCTGGCTCGGTGGCTGGTTGACCTGGCTATTCTGTGCGGATCGCGAAGAGAAGCCGCGCCGCAATGACCACCGCCACCCTCACCGAACTCCAAACCGAGCGCGCGCGCCTCAAGGCGCTCGACGCTCGCCGGGAGCTTGACGAGGCTACGGAACAGACTCGGCGCGCCGCCGACCTGCTGCGCGCCGCGCTTGCCGTGCGCGCGCTGCTGGCCGACGTCCTGCGCACCGTCCCCGCGCGGCTCGCGCAAGCCATCGAAGGCGAGCACGACGAGACCCGGGTGCACTACCTGCTTTCCGACGCCGTGCATACCCTGCTCGACGACATCGGCCGGCGCGCCGAGGCCGCGAGCAGCGCGCTGCCCGAGTTCGGCGCGCGGTTTCGCCGGGGCGCCAGGCCGCGCTCGCTGATGACCGTCTCGCAGTGGGCGGACAAGCACCGCTGGCTGATTGCCGGCACCAACGCCCCAGGCAAGTGGCGGACCGACCTCACCCCCTACTTGCGCGACATTCAGGACGATCTTTCCGAGCACTCCCCGGTGCGCACCGTAGTATTCATCAAGTCTTCCGGCGTCGGCGGCACGGAGGCGATGTTCAACTGGCTCGGCTACTGCATGGCCCACTTGGGCAACCGCGACATGCTTGTCGTCGTGCCGTCGCTCGAACTGCGTGACCGATCATTCAATCCGCGCCTGGCCAAGATGATCGGCGAGAACCCGCCGCTTGCCGACCTGGTGAGCCGCGCCTCGCGCAGCAGCGCCAACCGCGTCGACATTCTCGAGTACGGAGCCAACGCCAGGATCATCAAGGCAGGCGCCAACAGCGCCGACTCGCTGCGCTCTGATCACCTGCCCTACGTGATTTGCGACGAGGTGGACGCGTACAAGTGGGACGTCGGAGGCGAGGGCGACCCGATGACGCTGATTGAAAACCGCCAGCGCACCTTTTCGCGCGCCAAGACCTTTCTCGTCTCCACGCCAACCAACGCCGACGAATCCCGCATTGACCAGGGCTATCAGCGCAGCGACCGGCGCCGCTACCACGTGCCTTGCCCGCACTGTGGCGATTTCCATCACCTCAAATTCGACCAGCTCAAATACCGCACCGAGGTTGCCGAATCGACTGCGCCAGGCGCCGCAGAAGCCAAGGTCGTCGTGGACGCCTGGTACGTCTGCGAATCCTGCGGCGCCGAGATCCTCGAAGGCGAGAAGCCGACGCTGCTGGCGCGCGGCCGGTGGATCGCCGAGCGCCCGCGCGTCAAGCTGGTGCGCGGCTACCATATCAACTCGCTGTACGCCCCGATAGGTCTCGGCCTGGGCTGGCGCCAGATCGCGCAGAAGTGGGTGGACGTGCAGGGCGATACCGCCGCGCTCAAGGCTTTCGTCAACACCTATCTCGGCGAAGTCTGGGCAGAGGAAGGCGACGGCGCCGACGCCGCCAGCGTGCTCTCGCGCGTCGAGCCCTACACCCTCGACACGCTGCGCGCCGCCCGCAAGGTGCGCCGCCTCACTGCCGGCGTCGACGTGCAAAAAGACCGCCTGGAATGCTCGCTTGTTGCCTGGGGCAACGGCGAGGAGGGGTGGCTCCTCGATCATGAGATTTTCCCTGGAGATACCGCCACGCCAGGCCCCTGGGAAGACCTTGACGAGTACCTGCGCGACACGCGCGTGGCCATGGTCTGCGTCGACGCGGGCTACAACACCTCGATGGCCATGGCGTTCTGCGACGGCAAACGGTGGTCCCTGCCTACCAAGGGCGTCACCGGTATGGGCCGCCCGTTGATCGAGGACGAGCGTCGCCGCAAGATGCGCCTGCGCGTGCGCCGCAAGAAGGGGCAGCCGATCGAGCCGCTCGGCGTCGATCAAGCCAAGTCGCTCATCTATGCGCGCCTCAAGCTGCCGACGCCTGGCCCTGGCTACCTGCACTTTCCGGCCGACCCGGCCTTCGACGACGAATACTTCGCGCAGCTCGCCGCCGAGCAGTTGGTCAAGCGCATCCGCGGCTCGCGCGTGTTCAGTGAGTGGAAGCAGATTCGACCACGGAACGAAGCGCTCGACTGCCTGATTCTCGCGCTTGCCGCGTGTCGGCTGGCCGGGCCGCTGGCCACCGGCCCCAGCACACCACCAGACAGCTCCACCGCCGGTCGCGCTGACGGCAAGGCGCAAGACGCGGACTTACCCTTGCCGAGCGACAGCAGCCATGTCGTCGCGGCTGCCGAGGCTTCGGCCTCCACCACCGCCGCCGACACCGCCGCCAAAGTCTTCGCCGCGATGATGGCCGCTCGCGCCGCAAAGTCCCGTGTCCGGCGATAGCCTGCGCGAAATCATCGAGACCGCCAGGCAAGCGCTGCCGGAGGTGCCCGCGGACGTGTGGGACCGCTTCGAGGCCGCTGTGCGCCGCGAGCACGGCGCCACGCGAATCTACATCGCCGCCCACACCAAGCGCCGACTGCTGCGCGAGATTGCCGCGCCGTCACCCGCGGAAGACAGCGAGGAGCTTGCCCGCCGGCTTGGCGTCAGCGTGCGGCGCGTTCAGCAACTGCGCCAGCTTTTGCGTTGACCAATCAAGGAGGTTTGACCATGCCCAAGACAACCGATGCCGACCCTGCCAGAATCAAGCGGCTGGCCGCCAAGCTCGCCACCATGGCGTTTGCGATGGAATCCGGAGGAGGCGAGGCCGCCACGCTGTTTCTCGCCGCCGAAACGCTCGACGCGCTCGACGACGATCTGCGCAAGGAACGCGAGACCACGATGTGGCTCGATAGCGCAATGCACGACATCGCCGTTCTCCTCGGCGGTGGCCAGGTGATCAGCCCGGACGATTGCGACGGCGACCCGATAGCGCTCGCGCGCAGCAAGGCTGGGTATGCGTGCCTGGCCGTGTCGCGCGTCAAGCGCGCGGGAGCCTGATGATGCCGGTGAGCTTTGAAACCATGAAGCGCCTCGCTCTGGAACAGCTTTCCGTCCTTGATTTCTTGCGGAGCCCGTGTCCGGTTGTCCGTGAAGATGACCGTTCGCAACGGCCAGGAGAAAGCAGTGCAACAGCGAGCGATCGGTGGAGACGGCAACAGGCAGTTCTTGCCGACGACCATTGTCGCCATGTTGCGCGCCTGGTCGTCGCACGAAACGCAGTGCGCAAGTCGGTAGACCTCGCGGACCTCCGCGCCGTTCTGCGCCTGTATTCCTTGGGAGGTGCGGACGACGTGTCCCATTCCTGCCGCCGTTTGCTCAAGCGAATTGACCGCCAGTAATCCGCCGGCGAAATTTCTTGCCTATTTTCACCGGCCAGGGTCAGCCACCATGCTGACCCATGACCCTGGCCATTCCCGACACCGAGCCGCTTTCGATCCGCGCCGGCGACTCCCTTACCTGGTCGCGCTCGCTCCCCGAGTATTCCGCCGCTGACGGCTGGACGCTCAAATACCGCATTCTCTGGACAACGGGCAGCAGCCCGGCCAGCTTCTCCGCCGCCGGCGTCGGCACACAGCACACGGTCACCCTCGCCGCCGTCACCACGGCCGCGTGGGCTGCCGGTCGCGCGACCATGGTTGTATTCGTCGAGCGAACCGTCGCCGGCCCGGCCACCGAACGCGTGTCGCTCGAAACCAAGACGATCGACATCGCGGCCAATCTCGCCACGGCGACCACCTTCGACGGCCGCACCGCCAACGCCAAGGCGCTCGACGACCTCAAGGCCGCCTTGGCCAGCTACTGCACCGCCGGGCAAGGACCGGTCGCCGAGTACCAGATCGGCGACCGCCGCATGAAATTTCGCAGCACCACCGAAATCGCCGACCTGATCGCGTACTACGAGCGCGCCGTGGCGATCGAGCGCGGCGTTTCCGGCCGCGTCTTCTATCGCGGCTGACCAGGAGACGATCCGCATGCGCCTGCTCGACCTCCTCGCCAAGCCTTTCCGCCGCGCGCCGCGCGAAACCGCCGCCGAGCGCGCCGCCTGGATCGACAGCGCCGTTCGCGGCATCGCTGCCCAGTCGCACCAGGCGCAGCTTTCCCAACTGCGCACCGCCTCGCGCAGCTTCGAGGCGGGCGAAACGCCGGCTTGGGTGTCGTCCTGGGCGACGACCGCCGCCGGCATCAACGAAGACCTGCACAACCAACTGCCGACGCTGCGCGCCCGCTCGCGCAACCTCGCGCGCAACAATGAGTGGGTCAAGCGCTACCGCATCCAACTGGTCGACAACGTGCTCGGCGCCGCCGGAATCCGCCTGCAGATGCGCCTGCGCCAGCCCGCGCGCGGACGCCAGCCCACCGCCGGAACTGCGCCCCTCGACAGCGAAGCCAATGCGCTACTCGAATCCGCGTGGTCCGCCTGGGGAAAGCGCGGCAATTGCGACGTCTCCGGACGCCTCTGCTGGAAAGAGATCGAGACCCTGATGCTGTGGACGCTCGCAGCCGACGGCGAAATCCTCTACCGCTATCGCCCCGGCGCCGGCCCGTACCGGATGCAGATTCAACTGCTCGACCCGACGCTGCTGGACGTGACGATTCGGCGCGAGTACCAGGGCCGCCGCGTGCGCATGGGCGTCGAGATCGACGACGACGGCAAGCCAGTGGCCTATTGGCTGCGTGCGGCGAAAGCCGGCGACCTGGGCATGGACTCCAGTACCGTCGGCGCGCACCTGCGCATTCCGGCGGAGCAAATCCGCCACCGCTTCCTGGTCGAGGAGGTGGACCAGATTCGAGGCGTCCCGCAGCTCGCCATCGGCGCGCGGCGCCTGCACATGCTGCACGACTTCGAAGACGCCGCCGCCGTGGCGTGCTCAAACAGCGCCAAGCGGCTCGGCTTCTTCGTCAGCCCGAGCGGCGACGCGCCGCCCGGATTCGCCGATCAGATCGTTTCCAGCGTGCTAGACGCCGCGCATGCCGCCGGCAAGGTGCTCACGCCGGAGGAAATCCAACAGATCACTGCCAGCGCCGAAAAATACACCACCACCGTCCCCGGCACCTTCGACAGCTTGCCGACCGGCTACGACTTCCGGCAGTACGACAGCCCGTGGCCCAACATCGACTCGACCGAGTACGTGAAAAGCCAGGTGCGCGGCTGGTCCGCCGCTCAGGGCGCCTCGTATGTGTCGATTGGCAACGACCTTGCGGACGTGAATTACAGCTCGGCGCGCGTCGGCATCCTCGACGAGCGCGAGCACTACAAAGAGCTCCAGGCGCGCCTGATCTCCTGGCTGCACGAAGACGTCTTCGAGACGGTGCTCCCCTACCTCGCCGCGGCGACTCCCGGCCTGCAAGTCTCGCGCCTGCCTGACTACCTCGCCGCCGCCACCTGGCAGGCGCGCCGCTGGCAGGGCATCGACCCGGTCAAGGAAGCGCTCGCCGACGAAACCAACCTGCAGAACGGTCTGACATCGCGCAGCCGGATCATCATGTCGCGCGGCGAAGACCCGGACGAGATTGCCGCCGAGCGCGACGCCGACGTCTCCCTGTTCGGGCCGCTGCCGACGGCCACGCCTGGCGCTACCGCCATGGCGGCCGACCCTGCCGATCCTGCCGACCCGGCGGAACCGGCGGAAAGCGCGCCGGCCAAGAAATCGCCACAGCGAAATTTCTTGCCTAGTTCCCATCTGCGTCCCGTTTGACAATCCCGCCATGACGACCGAAACCGCCTCCGCCCCATTGCCATCCGCCACCGTGAAGCCGTTGCGCTCGCGCATCGACGGCTTGCTGCATCGGCACATGCCCGCCACGCTGACGGTGCGAGAAATCGCTGACCGTGCCGTAGCCGATCAGCGGCTGTACCTCACGCTTTCCGTGTCATCCGAGACACCCTACCTCCGCAATGACTGGTGGGAAGACCCATGGGTAGAAGTGCTTGGGCACAAGCCTGACGAGGTGGACCTGTCTCGCCTCAACGGGGGCGCCCCCATCCTCGCCAATCACGATCGCTTCACCGCCACGGGAGACACCCCGCTTGCCGGCATCGGCGCCGCGGATCGCGCGTGGTTGGACGGCGGTAGGGTGTACGCCGACATCACCGTAAGTGCTCGCGCGGCGCTGGCCGACCTACGGCAGGACATTGTCGACGGCCTCGTGCGCAACGTCTCCGTGGCCTACGTCATCGAGGAGCGCGTTCTCACCAAGAGCGGAGAAGGGCGCCAGCCGGACGAGTACCGGGTTACGCGCTGGACCCCGCACGAAATTTCCCTTGTCGACATCCCCGCCGACGCCTCGGTGGGAATCGGCCGCGCCGCTGACGGCGCCATGCCAGCCAAAGCCGACCATTACCGAATCATCGCTATCGATACCCCGCCCGCCGAGGGCGTCACCACCAGGAGCCACACCATGGACCAAGCCACCGCCCCGGCGCCCGAGACCGCCGTTACCCGCAGCACCAGCAAGCAGCCCGACGGCATCGAACTCGAACGCGCCCGCGTTCGCGAAATCACCGCCGTCGGCCGGCAATGGAACGTGCCCGACCTGGCCGAGAAGGCCATCGACAGCGGCATGGACGCCGACGTGTTCGCCACCAAGGTACTCGCGCACCTCAAGGACACCGGCACGCTGCGCACCGCCGAAAGCCCGGAGATCGGCCTGAGCACGAAAGAAGCGGAGTCGTTTTCGTTCTGCCGCGCCATCCTCGCCGCGTCCGACCCGCACCACGCCGCTACGCTCGCCCCGTTCGAGATGGAGTGCTCGCGTGCCGCGCAGGACAAGCGAGGTGACTCGCGCGACAAGATCCGGGAAAGCGCGATCACCATCCCGGCTGACGTTCTCCTGCGCGGCATCCAACTCAACGCCGCCGCGGCGCGCAGTGCTCAGTCGCTCCTGCTGCAGCGCGCCAAGCACGGCGTCGCCAACCGCGGCCACCTGATTGGCCAGCGCGATTTGACCGTCGGGTCGGCCACCGCCGGCGGCAACACCGTCGCCACCGAAGTACTCGGCTCGGACTTCATCACGCTCCTGCGCAATGCGATGGTCCTCGAGCGGCTCGGCTGCACCTTCCTGACCGGCCTGAATGGCAATATCGCCATCCCGAGCCACACCGCCGCAACGACCGGGTACTGGGTGGCCGAAAACGCCGCGCCGACCGAATCGGCGCCAACCGTCGGCCAGGTGACCGGCTCGCCCAAGACCGTCGGCGCCTTCGTCGACTACTCGCGCCGCCTGCTGATCCAAAGCTCGATCGACGTCGAAGCCTTCGTCCGCGCTGACCTCGCCGCCGTCATCGGCCTCATGATCCAGCTCGGCGCGATCAACGGCGCCGGCGCCTCGAATGAGCCCACCGGCCTGCTCAACACCTCGGGCATCGGCTCGGTGGCCGGCGGCACGAACGGCCTGGCGCCGACCTATGGCAACATCGTCGACCTCGAATCGGCAGTCGCCAACGCCAACGGCGACGTCGGCAATCTGGCGTTCCTGACCAACACCAAGGTACGCGGCAAGCTGCGTCAGACGCAGGTTTTCAGCGGCACCGACGGAAAGGCCGTGTGGACCTCGCAACCCGGTTCGCAGGGTGTCGGCGACGTGCTCGGCTACGACGCCGTGTGCAGCAACTCGGTGCCGTCCAACCTGGTCAAGGGGTCGTCCGGCTCGGTCTGCTCGGCGATCATGTTCGGCAACTGGATCGACCTGATCATCTTCATGTGGGGCGGGCTCGACATCATGCTCGACCCATACACCGGCAGCTCGGCAGGCACCAAGCGCGTGGTGGCGCTGCAGGACGTCGACGTCGGCGTGCGCCATACGGGCAGCTTCGCGGCGATGAAGGATGCGCTGACCACGTAAGACTCGCTGATTGACTCCTCTGGCGCCGATGCACAACGCCTCGGCGCCAGCCGCAACCCCAAGGAAACCCCATGAAGATCCTCGTCATTGAACCCACCCTGATCAACCACGGCGACGACCGTGGCGGTCAGCATGCCGACATCGGCATCACCGAAGCGCCGAAAGACGCCGCCCGCGCCGTCGTTCTCGCCGGCAAGGCGCTGTATGTGAGCCGCGCCGACGACCCGAGCAAGAGCGGAACGCATACCGCGACGGCGGAAGAAGTGAAGGCCGCGCAGGCGGCCGCGAAGGCGGCGCTGGCAGCCGCCGAATAGTCGGCGCACTGCCGGCCAACAGACCACCCCGATACGCGCGACGAGAACCCAAGGAACCCCGCCATGTCAATCCGCCTGCTGATGTCTGTGCTTGTCGCCGGAGTCCACTACGGTGTGGATGGCGCGACGCTGTCGCTTTCAGAAGCGCTCGAGGCCGATCTGGTGGGGCAGGGAAAGGCGGTCTGGGTGACGCCGCCGTCTGTGCGCACGGACTTGGTGGATCATGCTGCCGAACATGCTGCGATGGGCGACCCGCTGTTCAAGTGCGGAATGCCATTTATTTTGTTTGCTGGCGACGGAGGGGCAAACGGACTAATTTTTAGCGGCTCCGGGTCGGGAGCTTTCTCGCTGTCAGCACAGGTGATGGCTAACTTCATTCCGCCAAGGTTTTATGCGTACCTCCCGGCGAACCAGGCGTACTCTGGCAGTGCTGCGGGCTGGTATTACGGGACGATGAGCACGACGACCGCAGGCGTTTTGTATGCTGATGTTTATGATCCAACAACTGGCGTTGTGCCAACCGTTCCGCCGTCGCCTACACCTCTGCCGGTGACGAAGCTAACGCGATTGACGCAGACGACGAACGAGGTAACGGCGCTGCAAGTGTCTGTCTCTCCGATCGGAAAAAATGGGCTGATCACCGAGACAATAAAGGCCGTTGGAACGCCTACGGCTGGCACCAAGACTTTCCAGTGCCGCATCGGAGCAACGTCGATGTACAGCTTTGGATGGACATCCAGCTCTGTGGTAATCGAAGGAATGTTCTCGATTCAAAACGCTGGATCAGAGAATGAGCAAGTCGTTTCCAGGGGAGGGTCGCTTATCGGCCAGACAGGAATCACATCACTGGGGGGAAACGAATTCAAGGCTGTCGATTTATCGTCGACTTTCGTGTTGAAAAACACTGTGCAGATTGCCGCAAACACCGAATCGTTTGCGATTTGGCCAAAGTCTATTAACGTTTCCTGACGGGGGGGTTATGGCTATTGTCGAATTTCCAAACACCGCTGGCGGCCGCAGCAATGCAGAAGCGGTTCCAGGGCAAAAGCACACGTGGTCAGATGGCGAAAAAATTATTGTCTTCACCGGGGATGACGTTCCTTATCTTGACCCTCGACCGACAGTTACCAAGTGGCAGCTCGTGCAGGCATGTGCCGATGCGGGATGGACAGAATCCCAGATTGACGCGTCTGTAGCTCTGCTGACATCCAAGAGACAGCGGTTTTGGAAGCACACCAACGTCATTGACCGTGATAATCCGTTCTCAAGCGCCCTGAGAACTAACATGCTCCCGGTGCCGACGCCGGCGCAGTGGAATGCAATATTTCTGGCCGCAGCGGCTCTTAATCCGCTGATTGTCTGACCGCAACACCACTATTTTTGCATGATGTTCGAAAACCTCGCCTACTTCTACGACACCGGCCCTTTCGGCCTGGCGACGCTCTGCGCGCTCGGCGCGACGACCTTCGCCGGCCACCTCGACACGGTCGGCGAGAACGCCTTTGACGCGGCCGCGACCACCACGCACACCCTGCGCTACCAGGCCAGCATGCTGCTGTCCGCCGGCGACCTCGTCACCATCAACGCCGTGAATTACAAGGTCATCGGCGTACCACGCCAGCTCAACACCGCCGAGCGACTGGCGCACCTGGTGCGGCAGCCATGATCTTCGACGTCGAGGCGCTGCTGCTCGCCCGCCTGGCCGACAAGTGCGCGCCAAGCTCGGTTCTGCGCGGCACCTTCGACCCCGTCGACCTCACCGACGACAGCACGTCGCCGGTGGTCGGCCAGATTCAAATCGCCGGCACCAGTCCGACCGGCGCCACCGGCAGCAATCTGCGCCTCGGCGTCGTCTATGCCGTGCAGGTATTTCTCGACACCGCCCGCGCCAACCCCGGCCAGAAAGTCGCTGCCGCCACGCTGTTCGAGGACGCCCTCGCCGCGATGCACGACTACGAGTACCAGCCCGGCCGGCACGTCGAGATCGTCGGCGGCAAGACCACCGAATTCGACGGCCGCATCTTGCGTCTGGCCTTCGGCCTCACCTTCCCGGCGCATGTCGTCGGCACCTGAAATAGCATAGGAGAAATACCATGGGTTCCGCATACATCGGCAAGGCCAAAGTCCGCGTCGCGCTGTTCAGCGCCGGCAGCACGTTCGAGAATCGCCCGTTCCGCTACCTGGAAAACGTCAGTGCGTTCGGGTTCTCGTTCTCCGAGGAGGAGAAGAAGCTCGCCGACTTCGCCAGTTCGTCCGGCGGTGTCGACGCCTCTGTCAAGCGGATCAGCGACGTGACCGGCACGCTCGACATGCGGCACTTCACCGCCGACAACCTAGCGTTGGCGCTGTGGGGCACCACGGCCGCGCTCGCCGCGACGCCGATCACCGACGAAGCCGGCTACAAGATCGTCCCGAATATGTTCGTGCCGACCAAGCGGCTGATCAACACCAGCGTCGCGCCGGTCGTCAAGAAGGGCGCCACGACGATTCTGACGGCTGACTACACCGTCAGCGCCGGCGGCATCACCATCGCCAGCACGATCACGACGGGCTCGGTGGTCTCGGGTGACGCGATTACGATCAGCTACACCCCGCTGGTCGGCGCCGACGTGCAGTCGCTGATCAACTCGGCGCCGGACATCTCGATTCACGTCGAGGGCGTGAACGAGGTGGACGGCAAGCAACTCGTCTTCAAGGGCTACAAGGCCAAGCTCGGCGTGGCGCAGAATGTATCCCTGATCGGCGACGACTTCGGCACGCTGCAGGTGTCGCTCACCTTCCAGAAGGACGAGACGATCGTTACCGCCGGCAAGTCGCAATACTTTGAACTGCAGCAGGCGACCTAAATGCGCGCGACGAAGACAATCGTCCTGCATCCGGACGACGACGGCGAGAGCCTCGCTGTCGTCGTGCGCGAGCTCACCGTCGCCGAGGTGCGCAATGCGCTGCTCACCGACGAGGCCGTCGGCGATCCGCTGCAGTCGCTGGTCTTCGACGGCTTCGGGCTCGGCGATCTGCTGCTGCAGTGCGACGCCTCGGCGGCCGACCTCGAGCGCTGCACGCCGGGCGAACTCGCCCCGCTGGTCACTGCGTGCCAGGAACTGAACCCGTTTTTTTTTCGGGTCCGCCAGGCCATTGCGAGGAGCGCAAAAGCGGTGCAGGCCGCCGTCGAGCAGACGCTCTTGACCGCTCCTGCTGCGTCCTGATCCAAGGCTACGGCCACACCAACCCCTGGGACTATCCCTATCGCACCTATGAGATAGCGGTGGCCCTGGCCAACGAGGAAAGCGGCAAAAAGTGACCACGAAGGTCGTCATCACCGGAGACTCCTCGAACGCCGTCAAGGCCGTCGATCGGCTGCGCAAAGAACTTGGCTCGCTCGACTCGATTGCCAAAGCCGCTTTCTCGCTGGGCGGGGTCATCTCCGCCGCCGGCCTGGTGGCCTATACCAAATCCATCATTGACGCGGCCGACGCGCTCGACCAGATGAGCGAGCGCACCGGCGTGTCGGTGGAAGACCTCGGGCGGCTGCAGTACGCGGCCAAGCTCTCCGGGGTCGAGTCCGAGCAGCTCGGCAAGTCGCTGCAGGCGCTCTCCGGCGAGATTGTCGCCGCGGCCGGCGGATCGGAATCCGCCATCGCGAAATTTAAGCGCCTGGGCGTCAGCGTGCAGGACACCACGACCAAGCAAATCCGCCAGGCAAATGAGGTGCTGCTCGACCTGGCGGACGCCTTTTCGAACTTGCCCGAAGGCGCCGAGCGCTCCGCCCGCGCGGCCGAGATTTTCGGGGCTAAGCTGGGCGGTGTCATGGTGCCGTTCCTGGCGCAAGGCCGCACCGGAATCCAAGCCCTTGGCGACGAGATCGAGCGCCTGGGTGGGCTGATGACCGCCGGGACCGCGAAGGCCGCCGCCGAATTCAATGACAACCTGGACAGGCTGAAAACGACGTCGTCCGCCGCCGGGATTGCGATTGCCAACGCCCTGCTGCCGACGCTCAACAAGCTGACGACCGAGTTCATCACGGCGCGCGGCGCCGGGTTCAGCTTCCTCGGCGCGCTCTCGCTCACCGGCACGATCGGCACTGTCGAGAAGCAAATCGAGCGCGTCACCGCGCGCCTCGCCGAACTCAACGCCGAAAAGGCTCGCGGCCAGGGCCGAGGCCTGGCCGGCGCGATTTCCGGCAAGAACGTTGCCGACGACATCGCCCAGCAGGAAAAGCTGCTGAAGTTTTACGAGGCCCTGCGCGACAAGGGCTTGCAGGACGAGGCCGCCAACGCCGCGAAGCGCCTGGCCCTCGGCGCTCAACTGCAGACCAAGCTTGGCGAGCTGGAAAAGCTCCGCTCCGTCGCCGCCGGCAAAGCCTCGGCCGACATCCTGCTCGAGGACGACAAGCGCACCGCCGCGCAGATCGCCAACGCCGAGAAACTGCGCGACGCGCTGCGCTCCGCCTGGCAGGAAAGCCTGGCCGCCAGCAAGTCAGCTACCGAGGAAGCCAAGAAGCTCATTGCCCTGGCGGCTACCACGCGCACCGCGGGCGCCGACAAGGCCGCCGAGATCCGGCGTAGCCAACTGCCGCAGGAAGACCAGGACAAGGCCAACCAACGGGATTTCATCAATCTCTCGGACACCGCCGCCGAGAATGCGCTGATGGCCAAGTTCGCCGCGCAACAGGGGCGCGTCGAGGCCGCTGCCAAGCTCGCCGAGAGCGCGCTGAAGGATGCCGAGCGCGCGCAGAAATTCGCCGACAAGCTCGCCGACCCCGAGCAGCAGGCGCGCGCCACCGAACGACTCGCCGACGCGCAAGCCACCGCGCAAGAGGCACAGGCCAAGATTCAGGAGAAGAAAGCCGCCGACGCCACCGACGTGGCCAAGCAACAGGCGGACCGCATCAAGACGCTCGACGCGGAGATTGCCGCCTTGCAGAAGAAAGCCGGCGAGATCAGCGTGCAGGTACGCGTCGACGAAGCGCTCGGCGCCATCGCCAATCTGAAGGCGCAGATCGCCGCGCTCGAAGACAAGACGGTGACCGTGACGGTCAATACCGTGCAGTCCGGCAACGCGGCCGGCGCCGAGGATTACGCGGCCTATGCTGCCGCCGCCGATTTTCGCAAGGAAGGATTCGCGCGCGGGGGCTACACCGGCCCGGGCGGCAAGTGGCAGCCGGCCGGCGTGGTGCACGCCGGCGAGTTCGTTCTCCGGCAGGAAGTGGTCCGCCAGCGCGGCATGCTCGCCTGGCTGCAGCGCCTCAACCGCGAGGGCCTCGGCGCGCTGCCAGGTTTCGCCAGTGGCGGACTCGTCAGCGGCCTGTCGATCGGCATGGCCCGGGCGCCGCAGGCCGCCGCCCAGCGCGCCGCCGCCGTGTTCAACTTTCCCGACCTGGGCAGCTACCGGGTGACCATGGACGCTGACCCCCTTCGCCAACTTGAGGGCGCTTTCGCCCGCCTGGCCCTGCAGAAAGGCGGCCCGAAATGACAACGGTTCTCAAAATCGGCGCGCTCGCCATTCCGAACCGCGCCGCGCTCGACATCGAGCAGACCTACGAGACGATCGGCGGAGAAACCCTGCTGCGCACCGTCTCCGGCGCCGCCATCAAGCAAGAGACCTGGCGCCGCCTGCGCACGACCATCAGCGGAGGCGGCTGGCTGCCGGCCGGCCTAGAATCGATCGACACGTCGACCACGCAGAGCGTCGCCTGCCTCGTCCCGCGCGCGCTGATCGCCGACGCCAGCCGGCAGGCCACGCTGCCCGTCGGCCGCCGTGCCGACGCCGGTCACCTGCCGTTCGCGCTCGCCCTGCTGCCCTTCGGCGATGCCGTGCCGACGCCGCTGTCGATCGTCGGCAACGTCGGCACCGCCACCGCCGTCGCCGACGCCATCGGCTATCAGATTCTGTACTTCCCGCTGCTCACCTGCTGGGTGCAGCGCCCCAGCGAATCCGGATCCCGAGGCGACGCCAGCTATCGCTGGGAACTCGTCGCCGAGGAGGTTTGACGTGCCAGAAACCTACGTCGGCACCAGCGGCGCCTCCGGATCTGCCGGCATCTGGACGACCATCGTCACGATTGCCGGCGTCGACGTCACCGCGCGCATCGTCGGCGACATCCGCATCGACGCCGAGGAAGACAGCGCGCGCGTGGCCGATCTGACGATCGCCCCGGCCTCGACCAGCTTCACCGTCGCCGCCTGGGTGGGCAAGCCGATCACCATCGACATCGCCGCCATGCACACCGGATCCCCGACCAGCGTCGAGCGCCTGTTCACCGGCATCATCGACACGCCCGTGCTCGACCTGGCCGGCCGCAGAATCGGCCTGCGCTGCACCGACGATCTGCAGGGCGTAGTCGAGGCGATGGACGCCGCCGCCATCGACGCCGCCATTCCTGACGGCTATTACTCGCCGGCCATCTTCGACCCCGCTGCGCGCGGCTGGTCGCGCGCGCAGGATCGGCTGTCCACGGTCCCCGCGTCGCTCGACTTGACGCCGGCCGGCGCGCTTCGCCTGACCGCCTGGGAACCCAGCTTTGCCCCCGACCTCGCCTTCACCGCCGCGCACCTCCTCGATGGCAGCCTCTCCGTCTCCATCGCCGGCGCCCACGACCTGACCAACAGCATCGCCATCGACTTCGGCTACCGCTTCCCGCGCGTCAAAGCCGAAACCTACGCCGTGGGCTATAGCTACGTCAGTGCCGGCACCATTTCCGACTTTTCCGCCGCGCTCTCCTGGTTCCTGCAGCGCTCCGCCGTCGAGTCGGCCATCAAAAGCGCCGGCGCCAAGATCGTCGCCATCTCGTACACGCCGCTCCCCAGCTCCGGCATCGGCTCCTGGATTCCCGGCCCCTACGACGCCGAGTTATGCATGGGCTTCACGGCCACGGTGACGTTTGACTACGGCCAGACGATCGAAGAACGCCACGCCATAACCGTCTACGCGCCAAACTCCATCGCCGCCGTCGGCGCCCGCAGCGCCCGACTGTCCGGCGCCCTCGAAGGCGTCTATCCGCCGATCGTTGCCGCCGAGACTTCCATGCTGCTCTACGGCAACGCCATCAGCTCGATCCCCCCGCAGGACACCGCCGCCGGCGTCATCGGCCAGACCGTCGCCGCCGAGGTCACCCTCACGCCGGATTCCGACCGCGCCGCCGCCGATGCGGCCATGGAAACGCTGATCGCCATCGCCAAGACCAAGATATGGGCCTCGCACCGGCACAACACAGTCGCCGCGTCCGTCGCCCTGAATCCCTCGATCGACGTCGACAAGACGATTTCCATCGCCGCGCCAGGCATCACCGCGCAAGGCAAGTGCCGATCGCTGACGCACCGCCTGTCCCCGGAAACCGGCCAAGCCACCACCGACTTTGCCATCGCCCTGTGCTCCGTGGCCGGCACCGGCGTCGGCCACGACGAAACCCCCACCGCCGCGCCCGCCGGCTCGACGCCAGCCTCCACCACCCTGGCCGACGCGCCCATCGTCGATTTCAACTACCTCGCCGCCGAAGACCACGTCTTGACCATCACCTTCCCCGGCGTTGAAACCGCCGAGCGCGAGCTCTCGGTAATCGACATCCCCACGGCCTACCTCGCGCCACTCGTCGAAGACATCTTCACCGTCACCCTGTGAGGCCTCCAGCATGCAGCCCGACCTGATCAAGACCCTTGACCGCATCGCCACCGCCGCCAGCCTGAGCACGCAGCAAAACCGCACGCTCAAGCCATTGGCCGCGCCGCCAGCCATCCCCCCGCGTGTCGGCACCGGCCAGCCCAAGCTGATCTGATCGCCGCCGCATGGCCAGCGCCCTCGACCTCCTGCTCAGTCGCCAGGCCGCCGCCGCCGGCGTTGGCATCGGCACGCGCCGTAACCAGGTGCTCCCGGCGCCGCCACCGACCACCGAGATCCCCGAGCGCATCGGCCGCGGCCCCTACAAGCTGCGCAAAGCCGCCGACCCCTACGACGACATATTCTCGCCGCTCTCGGAAACCAGCTATGCCGCCCGCACCTACCACGACGCGACGCGAATCTACAGCCCAAACCTCCTGATTTCCGCGCTCATCCGCCCGGTCAAGACCATTACCGTGCAGAGCAGTGGCGGCACCGCGCGCACGCTCAAACTCTGCTTTGCCCACGGCGCCACGCCGGCCGCCGGCGTCAGCGGCGACCTGGTCGAGATCAGCCGCAGCACCGCCGTCGACTGGCTGATCAAGCAGACCAACGCCAACCTATCCGTCTCCGGCCTCGGCCTGCGCCGCCTGTTCTTCTGCTACGACGCCCTGTGGACCGACATCACCTTCAACCGCCAGGGCCGCTCCACCGAGCTCGGCCTCAACGGCACGGTCACGTATCCCGAACTGCACGGCATCGTCGCCGGTACGCACGACCTCGCCCTGCTCGAACGCGATTCCGGCGCCATCCGCAGTCTGTCCTGGAAGCGCCGAGTCTCCGACACCCTGTTGTACCTCGTCACGCTGACGCCTTACGGCGTCCTCGAAAACCTCCACAACAGCGCCGTCCGCCAGGCCGGCACGACCTACGAAACCCTGCGCCGATTCTCCGGCCTGAGCGGCGAGGTGAAAGGCTTTCACTGTTCGACAGGCTTCTACACCGACACCACGCTGTCCACGCTGATCTACTCCGCCGCGGCCACGCCCCCGGTGTACTCGCCCAGCCGGCCGCGCCTGTTTCGCTTCACCACGGCCGCTGATCTTGTTTACGGCGCCTATCGCATCCCCTGTGATGCGGTGTTCAACAACGGCGTATCGGGGCCAGTGCAAGGCGCTCCCCTGGGCGTGGCAAGCGGCCATATCTATCGCGATGCGAACGGCGTCGTCTGGTCGATCACCATCTCGTACACCTGGAACAGCGGCCCGCGAACGCACGGCATCACGGTCGTGGTCAACGAGCGCCGCGACAATATCTTCGAGACCCGCGTTTCCGGATCCACAACCATCGGCAGCGGCACCTTCGCCGACGAAGGCATCACGCCCGGCCTCGGCGGGGATCCAGCCGCCTTGCCGACCGGAGGCCGCTGGATTCGCAGCCTGCCGGATGGCAGCGCCGCCATGTTCGTTCTCGAGCGTCGCTGCCTCGTACGGATCGATTTTTCCGGCGTTGGCGCCTTGCCGAGCGGTGCAGGAATCTCTGCCGCGCTGACGTACGTGCCGCGAATCCTGGCGGTCGAGTATTCTGGCCCCGCCGGATACGGCGCGCATCATGAGCGCATTTACGACGTGGTCAACGCCTATCCGCGCAACGATGGGACGTTCGATTTCCTTCGCTATGAGCGGGTATTTGACGATGTAATAGCGATTTCCGGCAGCTACGAGGAAGGCTGGGACAAAACAGGATCCAGCACGTTTGTGCGAACCTGGTCAGTCGGCAGCGATTCCGTATCCCTGACAACTACTACGGCGGCCGGCGCGTCTCTTCCTCCTGGCCCGCCGCCCGAGATCAGCTACTGGGATACCATCACTCGCATCACAGACGGCGTACCCGCCGGCTCGCCAATCATGAGCGTATCGCCAGCCGGCGACATGTATTTTGACTGGGATGACAGCTACGTTTATGTTCGGCCAGACACCGGACCGATAACGCAGCAGGCCATGCCGTACTACGTCTACCAAGGCAAGCTTGTTCCCTATGGTACCGACTACCGCAGGGTCGCAATCGACGTCCGCAGCGACTCCGTCCACATCGCCGCCAGCAACGCCGCCGCCGGCGTCTTTTACTGACCAGACCATGCCCGACCCTGCCAGCACCAGCGGAGCGGCCGTGATCGGCCTGTCAGCAACCGGCGTCACGCTGTTCGGGATTGCCCCTGTCTCTT